GTGAAAAAACACGGTGGGCGTCAAAAAAAAAAAAAAAGCAGAAAAAAGAAAAAAAAACGGATGCCCGCTGCGAACGGTCATCCGTGTGTCAATCGGTGTCGATTGATATGTTTTAAAACTAAGAATATTATATCAAATCTGACACGGAAAAGCAACTCGAAAACGACCGAAAAGGTCGGAAAAATAAAGGGTTTTCGGAGGTTTTAGCGTCCTCGTAATAGATACTAACAAGTCTACGAAAACATAACAGGAGGATTGTGTCAGATGGCAAGAAAAAGAGGGATGCAGTTTATCCCGTATGATTATGAGGCAGCATATAACAAAGCGATGGAGGACATGCACGAATGGTTCATTGAGAATCTGTTCCAACATCGAAAGAAAGTGATATATGCACTCAAAGAGATAACAGCAGGAGACCAGTTTGAAATTGAGATATATCCGCAGTTCCGGAGCATGGATGAAGTACCTCCGGAGGGGAGGACAATCAAGAAAGACAACAACAAGGCTCAAAAGAATCTGAATGATAAGAATGCACGGAAATATGTTGAGAGGCTAATCAATGAGAATTTCAGCGACCGTGATATTTGGATGACGTTGACCTATGATGACGCACACCTCCCGCCGGATGGGGATGTTGATGCAGCAATCAAGAATGTGCAAAAGTACATCCGACGCATCAACTATCAGAGGAAAAAGAGAGGTCTCCCGAATGCAAAATATGTCTATGTGACCGCATACAATCCGGATGCGGAAATCAGATGGCATCATCACATCGTCATGGATGGTGCTTTAGACATGGAGACGGTTGAATCCTGTTGGAAACAGTCAAGCAGGAATGAGGTTCGCAGGTTGCAGACAGATGAAAACGGTCTGTCCGGTATGGCGAACTATATCGTCGAAGAAAAGAACCGTGTTCCGTCGGAAAAGAGATGGAACAGTTCACAGGGATTGAGAGACCCACGAATCAAGGTCGTACACTCCAAACGTCCGGCAGCAGGAGGCAGCTATAAAAAAATAGGGTCATTTGTTGACGGTATGGTCAAAGATAGGGATTCAATACCGGAGATATTAAAAAAGTGGTATCCGGACATGGATTTCACGAACGCAAATGTGTACTACAACGATTTTAACTGCATGTTTTACATACATGCACGAATGAGGAAAAGGAGGCTACAAAGTGAAAAGACGGAAAAGACAGGCAAGACATGCAGGACGACGTGATGCGTTCCATTTGACAATGATTGCGGTATTGATGACGGTGTTGTGCTTGATGATAGTGAATATCAAAGAACCGGAGCAGACCGAGGAGGAGCAGCCGGAGACGACACATGCGGAAGTGGTACAGAATCCGGAAACAATCGTGCAGACAGCAGAGGAGACCGAAAACAAATACAAGGTTTTCGATGGTATGTCCGAGGACTGGGGGAGCGATGACCTTGAGGGATTCGTGCTTTATAAGTTACCGGAACAGTATGCGGATAAAGGCTATTTTCCGGAGAAAATGCAGATATACACAAGATGTCTATGCAAGCAAAATGACGTTCCCTATGCCCTTGTACTGGCAATCATTGAGCATGAATCCGGATATGAATTTGACAAGGTCGGAGACGGCGGGCAGTCAAAGGGATATATGCAGATATATGAGAAATGGCACACTGACCGGATGAAACGGTTGAACTGCACCGACCTCATGAACCCATATCAAAATGTGAGGGTCGGGATTGATTTCCTCTCATACCTGCTCAAGAAATACGGCACGGTGCAGGATGCACTTGCAGCGTATAACTACGGTGAAAAGGGTGCGAGGGAACATTTGTGGAGCAATGGCGTGTATGTCTATTCATACAACAGTGCAATCATGCAGAGGACGAAAGAGATTGAGGAGGTGGTCGGGAAATGAGTTTTGACTGGCAACCGGAATCAAAAGACAGGTATTTCAGAAAAGCCGAGGCAGCAGTCAAGGCAGCAGGATTCGATGACATCCTGCAAATCAGCAAAGAACAGTTTGCAATCACGAAAAGCACGGTCAAGGTGTATTTCAAGCCGATTCCGAGAGAGGGAAAGACCCGCCGATGGTGGGAGGCAAAGAAAAGCATCGCAGGGATGCAGGAGCAGTCCGGAGGGCGTGACGAGTTCGGCAGGAAAAAGAAAACCATTTTTATTCATGCCTATATGGTTTTAGAAATGGAGGAGCAGGACAGGTGAGGGCAGGAGAAATCATTGAAAGAATCAGACACATGCTCAAGGTCAAGGACTGCAAACATGTATGTCTGTTCTGCGAATATTATGACATGTGCAAAGAGGAGGCGAAAGCGAATGAACATGAGATATGCAAAGAGAAGTGAGGACACGGAGCAAATCAACGTCGTGTCATGGGCGGGATGGAACATGAACCGTTATCCGGAATTAAAGTGGTTGTTCCATGTGCCAAACGGAGGCAGTCGAAACAAACAGGAGGCAGTCAAATTCAAACAGATGGGTGTCAAGGCGGGCGTTTCTGATTTGTGCCTCCCGTACCCGAAAGGCTCATACTGCGGGTTATTTGTAGAAATGAAATTCGGGAATAACAGGCAGCAGGACACACAAAAAGAGTTCCTTGCGGATATGGCAGCAGCCGGACATTTTGTTGCAACCTGCTATTCGGCAGAGGAGGCAATCAAGGTCATTGAGGAATATCTGAATTTGTCGGATGCGGTACACATGGAGAGAAATCTGAACATGAGTATCCCGAACAACAGCATCCTCAAGGACGGGAAAATCAAGAATTGAGGAGAAAAGCGATGAAAATATTGATTGCGTTAGGTATTGCAGCGGTTGTCATGCTTGCGATGGTATTTCTTGCGGTGATTTTATTCGTGGCAGCAGTTGCGGTCGATATAGCGTCCGAATTTATGGACTAAAAAATATAACAGGATAACAGGAGGAAACAACATGAGAATTATTGCAGTAATGTCACCAAAGGGAGGAATCGGAAAAACGACGACATCCGATTCAATCGCCTATATGTTGGGCGAGGAGCAGGGAAAGAGAGTGCTTGTGTTAGACGGAGACCCGCAAGGCGATACATCAAAGACGTTCGGGGTATTTGAACCGGACGGAATCGGAATGAGTGAGCTGCTTGAGAAACATGAATGTGTCGGCGGTACATACAAAACGGGTGATTTGATTCGCCCGACGGAATACTCACACGTTGACATCATTCCGGCGAACGGCTATCTCATGAAAACGGACATGAATTTGCTACACAAGTCAGAGGACAATCAAGTCACACGATTGCGTGAGGCGTTGGAGGAGGTAGCAGACGCATACGATTATTGCATTTGTGATTGTGGTCGACTGCTTGACATGGTGGTCATCAATATCCTCATATCGGCGGAGTTAGTCATTGCACCCGTAAAGGTTGGAGGATATGAAATCGAGGCATTGCAGAACCTTGAGGAGCAGATTGAGGACTTGAGAGACATCAATCCGGATTTGAGAATCAAGGCACTCATGACCATGCGACAGAAAAACAAGACCTCTCTTGAGGTTGAGGAGTGGTTGAAAGCAGATTCCGGATTTGACATGTTTGTCACTCCGGTTCGCCGTTCCATTGTTGCAGAGAAATCCACAACGGCAATGATGCCACTCCCGAAATTTTCAAAGCGTGGAATCGTGTCTCAAGATTACAGATGTGTTGTGCATGAGTTACTCAAGGAAATGGAGGGGTAAGGCATGGAAAACGAGACAATACAAATCCTTGAATTGTTCGGAGGGATTGGGTCGCCTCGATGTGCCTTGAGAAATTTGAACATTCCAACGAAAGCAATCGACTATGTGGAAATCAATGAAAAGGCGGTGCGTTCGTACAATTCGATGTTCCGTGAGGAATTGGCATATAAAACACAAACGGTTGTCGGATGGAATCTGAAACCGGACATTCTGATTCACGGTTCACCCTGTCAAGATATGAGCATTGCAGGGCATCAAGGAAAAGCCACAGGCGAGGGCAGAATCAATCGAGGAAAAGGTTCAGACGAGGGGAGCGGAACACGTTCCTCCCTCATGTGGGAGACAATACATATCATTGAGAACATGGGCGAATGGCGACCTCGTTATGTAATATGGGAAAATGTGAAGAATGTGAAATCAAAGTACATGAGACCGAATTTTGACAGATACATGGTTGAAATGGAGCGGTTAGGATATACGAATAATTTCGAGGTACTGGATGCAAGAGAGTTCGGATTGCCACAGGCAAGAGAGCGAGTGTTCACGGTTTCCGTTCTGAATGGAGAAAAATTTGAATTTGATGACCTCATAAGAACACCGATGCGAAACTTGCAGGAATTTCTTGAGGATGATGCAAGTGTTCCGGATGTCTACGATGTGACGCAACCGTCCGTCCTTGCGTGTATCGGAGAAAAGGGCATCCGCAGGGCAACGGTTATCACAGATTGTGCATATACCATCACAACAAGACAAGACCGGACACCTGCACAAGTCATTGACCGAGGCGGTGGGCGCTATCGTTATTTGACCGAGCGTGAGTGTTGGCGATTGATGGGGTACACGGACGAGGATTTTGACAGGGCGAAAGCAGTACAGGAAAGAAACGGCAAGTATTACAAAGCATTATACGACCAAGCGGGAAACAGCATCGCCGTTCCGATATTCGAGAGCATATTCAGAAAAATTATTTTGCATGAGGTCGCATAAGACCGGAAAAGGAGGAAAGCACATGGGAAATATTGTGAAAACAGCAAAATGCAGATTCTGCGGTCAAATGACGCAGATTGAGGCAGACGAAGAACTGACAGCAGCACAGGCAGAGGAACAGGCAACAATGACATGTAACTGCACAGATGCGGTTGAGTATCAGAAAGAGAAACAGAGAAAAGAAAAGGCGATGCAGAACGTCGCTGCATTGTTCGGAGAGGCAGCAACACCGGACAAAAGATGCGGAGAGGGAATTGTGAAGATTCTCAAGGCAGCAGTTGAGGAAATTTACACCGGAGGACTGGCAAAGGTCACGTTGAACCTCCGTGGAGGCGTGAAAGCCTCTATTTCGCAGAACAGCAAGGGCGAAATCAACGTCGAACGTACCGAGACAAAAAAACAGAAACTCACAGAGTAATGACAGGAGGGTGAACAGATGGCAGCAGGATTCAGCGTGAAAGACGCACTCAACAAGAACAGCAAAGCAGGGATTGACGAATCTCCGAGAGCGAGATTCCGCACAAAGGACATTTCGATTTTCAAAATGTACCGCAACGACATGAATTTTTATAGTGTTGCAGACATCGAAGAACTGGCAGGAGACATCCTCCTGTCCGGTTTGAAACAGAACCTCGAACTTGTATATGCACCGTGCGAAAAAGGCGAATACAGAATCGTCGCAGGTGAAAGACGGTGGGAGGCTCTCAAATACCTCGTATCAAAGGGGTATAAAGATTTTGAACTTGCAACCAGTAAATTGACCACACCACAGGACGATGACGAGGAGCAGGTTGAAATCATCATCGCCAACTCATACCGTTCAAAGACCATTTCCGACATGATTGAGGAGGAAACACGCCTCAAGGCATCTCTTGAGCGTATGAAAGCAGCAGGAAAGAAAATCAAGGGATATGACCTGCAATCCGGACGATTGAGGGATGTGATTTCCTCAATGCTGCATGTGAGCAAAACAAAGATTGCACAGATTGAGGCAATCAATAACAATCTGATTCCGGAATGGAAAGAGGAACTCAAGAAAGAACGCCTCACATTCTCCGCAGCTTATGAATTGAGCGGAATGACGGAGGATGAACAGCGTGAGACACTGGGGAAATTTTCAGAGACCGGAGAACTGACACACAAAGAAGTGAAAGACATGAAAGAGGCGAAAGCAGCAGGGCAGCAGGTGTCAGAATCAGACACGGCAGAAAACGGCGTGAATCCTCCGGAGGCAAGAGCGGGCGACGATTATGAGACACCGCATCCGGAGGGAATCACATCTCTCTGTTATTCCTGTACCGAATATGAGACCTGCAATGTCAAAACCGGAACATGCACCTCGTGCGACCAGTACAAGAACCGTGCAGAGGCATACAAGACCGATGAACAGAGATATTCAGAGGAGCAGGATGCAATCGACCGTGAGACAAAGAAAAAACTCCGTGAGATGGAACAGGAGGAGAAGATGCAGAAACTCCCATCAGACACACAGGAGACCGGACAGAAAGTGCATCAGATACGCCTTGCAAAGTCTTATTTCGATGATGTGGCAAACGGAATCAAGACATTTGAACTCCGAAAGAATGACAGAGGATACAAAAAAGGCGACATCCTCGAAATGATGGAATTTGCAGACGGGAAGAATACCGGACGCATGGTCAAGGTGCTTGTGACGTATATTCTTGAGGACTACACCGGAATTGAGGACGGATATTGCATCATGGCAACAAAACTCATGAAAGACGGTGAGGCGTAGAATGACAGAGATAAAAGACCCGATTTTGGCAGCAATGGAGTTCTCACTGAATTACACATTGAAAAGATTTGAGGACACAGAAACGGAGGACGGAAAAATTATCAGAGAGGGAATCATAAGAGGAAAGACTTTAGTTGAACATCTGCGGATTTTTGGTGCGGATGTGTACGGAAAAAGCAAAGAACAGTTTGCGGAAGATATAAAGGACAAAACAATTATTGTGATGATGACCGATGAAGAATACAAGGAATATATCAAGGCGAAAAGACTGTATAGAGTGATAAAAAAGGAGGAATTGTGATGGATAACATCAAGAGAGGCGAAATGTTCTATATCAGCAGAGGGGAGACTGTCCGAAAACTCGGATAATCTAATCTGATGAGAAAAAGATTGATATGCTCTTGTGAGCGTTCAATATAAATTAAAATTGCACATTGAAAACTGAATAAAGTACACAGAAATCGTGCATCTATGTTTCAGATATAGTATAATGAAACCAGAGAAAAATTGTTCTGAGGTGAATTGAGATGCCATATGTTTCAGGTTTTGACCGTGACCAGCTGATGTGCTGTTCATGGGACGCATTTGTAGATAAAGAAAGTATTGCAAGGATAATTGATGCGTTTGTGAACCATCTTGATATAGGGAAATACGGTGTAAAACCTGTGGCAGCAGAAGGCCGTCCATCTTACGATCCTAAGAGCCTTTATAAGATATATATTTACGGAAGCAGGAAAGGTATCCGTTCTTCACGGAAACTGGCTGAAAGCTGTAAAGTAAATCTTGAAGTGAAATGGATGATCGGCGGTGTAGAACCGGATTTTCGCACCATTGCAGATTTCAGGAAAAACAACATAGGTTGTGAAGTTTTTCCTGAAACCGGATAAAGAAAAGATGAGCCGGAGGATGTGCCTGTCGGAGCATCCGTTTGGAACAATAAAACGAGCAATGGGAGCCACTTATTTTCTTTTAAGGGGAATACGGAAAGTGGCTGGAGAGTTTGCGCTCTTTTGTCTGGGTTATAACCTGGAACGGGCGAAGAATCTCCTTGGATTTCAAAAAATGATGGAATTGATGGAACAGGCATAAGCCTCTTTCTTCATCCTGTGTATTTTATTCAGTTTTCAATGTCACAGATGAAGGAAAGGGGCTAAATTTATGCCTAAAAATAAGGTTTTCGGACAGGCTGAGGGGGGGTGTCGTATAACGGGAGCGAACAGCACTCCGACCGTCCGGCGGTCGTTGTAAGCAATGACAAGAATAATGAGAACAGCAATGTCGTTGAGGTTGTATATATGACCACGCAGCCGAAAACAGACCTCCCGACACATGTGACAGTGAGGTCGACAGGCAGACCAAGCACCGTTTTATGTGAGCAGGTCTATTCGGTATCGACAGAACGCATCGGAACGTATATCGGAGAGTGTTCAGACAAAGAGATGGAGAACATCGACATCGCTCTCATGATTTCCTTGCAGCTTGACGGCAACATGAAAACCTCGAAGAAATACAACGAGACAATCAAAGAACAGCAGGAGGAAATTGACCTTTATCGCAAGAAGATTCAAGCGATGCAGGAGGCGTTGAAAGAAAAGGAAAATGAAAAGCCGGAAATCACGGCATCATCAGAGGAGACAATCAGATTACAGACAGAAAGAGACACATACAAGACCATGTATGAACAGTTACTCAACAGATTAGTGAATGGAGGAGCAGCATGAACAAAAGTACATTAAAGGCAGAATTTATCAATGCGAAAATCAAGGATGCGAAATACATCGGAGTGAGCATCAAGACGGAGGGCAGCAGTCAGCCGGAAATCATCATCAATCCGAGAGAGAATTTCGATGCGAAATTTGATTATTACATGGAGGCATACGATGACGATTTGATTCTGATTGCAGCAAAGGGCAAAAAGGACATCCGCATCGTGGCAGCAGGACACGGAAACCGATTCGAGGACATTGAAAACCAGTTAATCGGGGAAAAGGGCAAAGGTTGGAGAGAATTGATTGCAGGAGCGATTGACAACGCCTATGACCGTTTGATTGCAAGCACACCTCCACAGACGGAGGAGGAAAAGACACATTGCGAAATGATAAAAGAGGCAGTCAAGGGAATGTTCATCAATGAGAGCAGGACGGCAGCGGAGGCAGAGTTCATCAAGACCCATATTGTTGATTATGAGAAAATATTCGATGTCTGCATGAATGGCGATGACCTTGAGTTCAAAAAAGGACTTGTCAGATTACAGAAAATGCAAAATGAATATGTGATGCAGAGAGAACGGGAGGAAACGGCGAATGAATAAAGTCATATTGATGGGGCGACTTACAAGAGACCCGAATGTCAGATATACACAGCAGAACAGTTCACAAGAATCCATGTGCGTGGCACGTTACACACTGGCAGTCGACCGCAGAGGTGCGAGAGACGGGCAGCAGTCAGCGGATTTCATTTCCTGCGTTGCATTTGGCAAAAACGGCGAATTTGCAGAGAAGTATTTCAAACAGGGAACAAAAATCGCTATTACGGGCAGGATTCAGACGGGTTCATACACCAACAGAGACGGTCAAAAGATATATACGACCGATGTTGTGATTGAGGAACAGGAATTTGCAGAAAGCAAGAAAGCAGCGGGAGAACAGGAGCAAAATGCGAGTTATACGGATGCAGGTGACGGGTTCATGAACATTCCGGACGGTGTTGACGAACAACTCCCTTTTGCGTAAATGGAAAGGAGGAGCGTGATAATATGGGAATTATGAGCATCGTGAAAAACGTGATTGAGCATTTCAGAAAAGCCGGAAAGACAGAAAATGAGATTTCGGGCATGATTGAACAGGCAGCAGACAGGGCGACAGTCAACAAAGGCGTTACAGAAAAAAAGGAATATAAAAGACCGGAAATCAAGGTCGAAACATCTGCAGAACAGTTCGTCGAGGCAGTCATGCAAACGGGTGTCACAGCGGAGCAGGTAAAAACGGCAATTATGAAAATGTGCGATTCGCAAAGATGCACAAATCGCCAAAACACGAATAACTGGCGTAAAATGCACGGTCTGCCTATGAGAAGAAAGCAGAAAGCGAGGAAAAAGCATGAAAGAGGAAAAAGAGCAGACGGTCATTGACAAAACCCTGCTATATCTCGAAAACTATCGTGAAATGGAGCGGTACATCAAAGAGGCGGTATCAGAGACCTCTCAAGTGCCGGATATAGACAAATACAACATATCAGCAGAAAGAGCGTTCCTGCAATCGGTTAGAGAGTGCCGTGCAGAGACGGTCATTCTGTTCGAGCATCTCAAACAGGCTCTTGCATCACTCAAAGAGGATGCAGAGGCAGCAGGTGAGGGGTACAAGTACGACGCACTTGAGGCAGTCTATATCAAGGGCAAGACATACGAGGATATAGTGAGGGAGACAGGATGCGGACGCAACTCACCGAAAAAGTGGTGCAAGGTCATGATTCAACGCCTGTCAATCAAATTATTCGGTGCAAAAGCGATTGAAAATGATAAAAACGGAGTGAAAACAGGGTGAAATGAGGGTGAAAATAGGGGTAAAAAGTGGGTGAACAAAAGGCAAAATAAACGTGATAATATGTTAGCGTGAACAGTTGAGACGAGCGATTGCAGA